TTAACCAAATACTTGAGTGTTATGCATGAATCCACATCTTTTAATTTCATTAGTTATTGCTTCCAACGCTCTTTTTTCTTCTTCCAACTCTTTGATATCAACATCCATGGTGTTCAATTCTTTAAGTTCAATTTGATTCCTTAACGCGTGTTTTAATATACACGCATTTTTATAATTCAATCTAATATATAACTTGCTCATTTTTACCCCTCCATATTTCTCAGATTGCCCCAAAGATGTGTTTGAAAAGTACTTGAGTTGTAACTGCTCCAACACCATTAGCAACTTGAGTTACATTTGCCTTTTCTACTACTCCTGGTCCAACATCTCCAAGTCCCACGTCTATTACCAAACTATTTACTTTTACCATATCTTTTGTTATAAGCCCCCTTTTACCTGTAACACTTATAATCACATCTGCTTCTTTTGTGTACTGTTCCAAGTTTTCTGTTTTGGAGTGACATATTGTAGGAGTAAAATCTCTTTCTAACAAAGATAAAGCTATATCTAAACCTAAATGTCTACCGACTATTACAACTTTGCTCTTGGAGGTTATATCAAGGAAATCTAATATCTTATTTACAGCTTCAACTGTACAATTTTCAAACCCGCCTTCTCCACCAAAGTTATCTATATCTTTATTAAAATCTATACATGCTTTTATAATGAGCTCCTCTAATTCTCCAAAGGGCTTCACCGGTAAAACTGCATCAGCTGTACTTTGTACTTCATCCAATATCTTTGTTATATCAAACCTATTTGCTAAGTCCACCGTCATTGTAGACACTCCTAGCTTCTCTGCGTTTCTTCGTATACTCTTTATATAACTCTCACTATCTGCTCTTTCACCGTGTTTTAGTATTGCTAATACTGGTGTTCCTGTTCTAGTTATTTTTAAACTATCTATCAAGTCCTTTAAATCTATATACATTATACTTATACCTCCCATTTAAGTTGTCCGGTTATTCCGAAGTCCTCTAATCTTTTTTTAGCTACATATATATACCATTGTCTGTCCAATTTGCGAGAAATTCTTTTATCTTTTATATCTCCATTTTCTATAAAACATCTAGCTGGTGTATTTGCTATTTTTTCCGACTTATCTTTAGAGTTTATTTTCATTACTGGACCGTCGCTTAAACTCCTTGAAGCAAACACTCTTATGCATTTTTCAGATATAGGTTCATCATTATAAGTTATACCTTTATACTTAGATGTAATTTTAACTACCTTCTGAAACTCTATAAGCTTATTACAACTATTAATAGTTTCTTCTAATGGTATATTGTTAACAAAGTATTCTCTAAGTGCTATATTAATTATTGGTAAGTCATAATCTAGTTGATCTAGCTTCTTAACATAAGCACCTTTAGATTTATAAGAGTTATCTTCATGGACTACAATATAATTATTAACATCCTTTTGATATATCTTAGAGAATGTTTCCCATTCTAGCTGGAGTCTTGTCCTTTTCTCCCACTCAGCAGCAATAGTTTTTATTTTATCTATATCCTCTTTTCTTTTTACCTTTAGAAATAAACCATCAGTGTTACTTTGTATTAACTCACAATAATCCTCTAATTTTTCTATAAGGTCCAGTAAGAATAATTGACCTGCAACACATACATTATTAGCCATAAGTGGGTCATATAAATTATTATTCTTATCTTTCATAGCTCCATAAGTACTATTAAGTACCAGCTTATAAGGTAGCTGCATTGGATTCTTAGCTTTCTTAAGTTCCAATCTCTTATCCCTTATTTCTCTGAATTTATTCCTATCAGACACATTACGACTAACATATTCATACTCAATCATTAGACTTGGGTACAAACTTGCAACGTCACAATTAAGGAATATACCTTCACCATGATATTTTTCTTTAGCTCCGTGAAGTCCTCCCCAAGCAAATATGTGTGGAACTCCTGCTATTTCAGTTTTGAGTGATGATTTATAATCTCTATTAAGTCTATTTTTATACCAATCTACAACATATGAATATTTATCTACTTTAAGATTATCAGGGATAATTATTTCAAATTCGTCTTGATGTCTTTTTTTACGTGCTCCAAGAATTATTGCTGACAATTGTGGTTTAGTCATTGAAATGTACTTAATATTTAAGTTAAAGGCTCTTATAAGAGCGATTTGTGAATTAAATTCTTCTAGTCTTTTCATAAATACTTCCATAGTGTTCTCTACATCAGACTTACAATACTTAACTGTTTCTACTATTTCATCTGAATTTAAAGGTCTATCTATATTAAATGGTACTGACGTTTCCTTGATATCGTTTCCCATAAAGCCCTCTAGCTGCTTAAGACCTTTAGTAACATCTGTCATAATATCAAAGTTATACAATTGAATCTTATTGAAGTCTCTTGAAAACATCCACGCCGGTTGTTGGTCTTTAATGATATGATTATTTAATTCCCAAGGGTCTAAATCTAAAAGTATGGCTTTTAATATATATTGGTCATAACTCCTGCTATTGTATCCAACCCAAATATCATCTTTATGCGCTTCATAAAACTTCCTTAATCCTCCTGGATTATCAATACATATGTTGTACTTTTTAGTATTGGTATCCATTATTACTACTAACCAGTTATATTTAAATACTTCAAAGTCATAAAAGAGCATTTATGTCACCTCATTATCTTAGAATTGTGGGGACCTTTAAGTCCCCCGTCCCCTTAAACTTCATAAACATCTGTTATTTTATAAACATTAAATCCTTTGTTATTCTTGCTATAATCTAATGCAAATTCTAATTTTCCTTCTGCTGCTTCATGCACATCTAAAATCACATCATTATATTGTTTAAAGTTTTCAAATTTAACATCAACATTAGTTTCGAAGCTCTTCATCATTTCATTAGCATTGTGTATTCCAAATCCTGTGCTTAGAACTTGGTTGTAGAATATTAAGCTTCCCTCATATTCTCCAGCTAGAATTTTGAACCATATGGTAAGCATTGGACTTCCCTTTTTAGATTCAGTAAGCTCCATTTTAGTTACTCTTACTTCATATTGTCCTACTGGTACTTCTTTAAATTCCATATTGCCATCTTTGGCAGATTCAACATCTTTCTTTAATCCCTCTACATCTATTGCCTTATCAAACTTTTCCCATAAATTCATATTAATTTTCCTCGCTTTCGTTTTTTAATAATTTTTATAATATCATCATTAAACATTTTTATTTTTTTCTTGTTCTTCTCTTTGGTGGTTCTTCTTCATTATCAGTAGTTTTATCATCATGAAATTCACTTGTAATTTCAGCATTTTCCTCTGTTTTTGAACTTTTTAATTCATCATTTTTATTTTCTATATTTTCCTTGGAAGGAGAGGAGGCGATTATGTTATTTTCTTCCTTTGGAATTTCCTCCATCTTAGAATAAGTTTTAATACCCTCTTGAGCTTCTTCTAAAGCTTTTATAAACTGACCTTTATCTAGCTTAATAGTCTTAGATTTAAAATTAAACCTGCCTCCACCAAACACATTTTCTTTCTTTTCAAGTAATAAGTATCTATCTTCACCATCCATGTATGCTCTTACTGTAAGGTCTACAGTTCCAGCTAATACATTTGCAACTTTATCATTTAAGTTTGGTTTAATAGTAGTAAGTTTAGAACCATTTTTAAGAGTTATTTCATTAGTAACTTCCTTACTTATATAGACTATTTGATAACCTAAATTCTTAAGTCTCTTTATAGCACTTAAATATTCAGTTCTTACCATATCCCAACCTTTACCAAACCCAGCATCTTGCTCATGCTCTATGCCTAATTTGTCATAGGTATAAAGTCTGCAATGCTCATATAAATCTTCAACTAAGTCAATACAAACTCTTTTGAAGTCATTTTGTTTCTTCTCAAGTTCTGCTATAACTTCTAAAAATACATCCCAGGCCATTTTCCTTTTAGTCATTCTTCCCTCTACGGTTATTTCATCTGCAATTCTTAGTACTGGACTTGTAGTGTTATCTGTATTTCCATCAGTATTTAAGAATAGTAAATCATCAAATTGATCTACAAATGTACTCTTTCCAACATAACTATCTGCATAAATCCACATGTCTGGGTTAGTATCTATCTTTCTTTCTCTTCTCTCATTTTTAGGTAATAACATATAATCCTCTCCTCTTTGGCAGTATGGCTCATATTCGCACCATCCGCATAATTTAGTTTCATTTTTATGAAATTCCGTCTCTTCCTTAATGTCTATAATTTTGTCAAAGAACTCTATAACTTTATTTGGTTCATATTTTATCTCCTTAATAATTACCTGTGATTCTTTAACAGTTTCAACAAGTCTTTTTCTAAACTGATATAGGTCTTCAGTTTTCTTTTGTCTTATACCAGTTTTAGGAACAAATATAAATCCTAATTTATTAACTTTTAAACCTTGCTGCTCCAGGAAGTATTTATAAATATGAAGTTGTCCACTTTTCATGTAATTTTCTACATTGTTACTATACTTAAAATCAAATACATCCACTGTTCCATCTTTATTTTGAGTTATTAAGTCTATAAAACCTTTAAATCTTGGAGTGTTAATTTCATATTCTTGAGCATATATATTAATATCAGATAAAATCTCTTTAACTTTTGGAATTAATAACTCTAGCTTAATAACTTCATTTACATTACTATCTGTAATAACATAATAATGTTCTAAATATTCTTCTATAGCTTGACTTACGGTTGTTTCTATTCCTTTATGGAGTGCGTTACCAAGGTATAAAGCATTACTTGGGTCTTGATTAGGAACTGTCTTTAAATCATCTATATAATGAAGCTTCCACTTATAAGGACAATTTTTAAAACTATCCACTCTACTATAACTAAATTGAATTTTAATCACCTCCTCACCAGCTACTTAATCTTTTCTTACCTCTAGAACCATTTCTTATTGAGTTGTCAATACCGGTTATGGTTAATCCCATAGCATCTCTTTCCCCGGAAGACTTTTTCAACTTTTTATCATAGTAGTCATTAATAACTTTTTTCATAAATTGGCTTTTATTTAATCTTTGCATAGCTTGTACATGTCCTTTCTAAAGCTTTCAAAATCCTTAGGATATAATATATATCCAATTCCTTTAGCACCTTGTATAAGCTCTATATTGCGTTTCTGTAACTCACTAGCATGGCCATTTTCTGCTTTAACTTCTATCCCAACAAATCTACCATTGCAACAACAAATAATATCTGGAATACCACTCTTACTATACGGACCAGCCCAGTATTTAAAAAACCAAGTGTGTGGTAAACTTTCTAAAAACTTCTTAATTTGATTTTCAAACACCTTTTCTGCTGCCATATTAATAATCCTCTATGCTAATCTGTTCATTTTTTAACGGAACTACTATAAATTTGTCATCGTCATATACTACTTCACTTTCTCCAGTAAACACACCCTCTTGCTTATATCGTTTTTTCAAAGTAGATGTCACTGTATGTTTAAAATTAGGTTGTCTGTATTTGTAGGTATCATTTATTAACTCGCCTAGATCATTAGTTCTTGGTATTGTTTTATAAGCATTTAGTATTTCTAAATTTAGCTTTACTGATATTTCCCCAGCTTCAAATTCTTTATCATATATCTTGCGAACACATCTTTGAATTTCTTCATTTAAGTCTTGAAGTAAGCCATAAAATACTGGACTATTAATATCTATATCTAAGACTTGCTTGGATAAATCTATATTTTCATCTATTTTAATCATCTATTTCACTCTCCCTTTTATATTCACTCATGCATTTACTGCAAATAATCATTCCACGAATGTCATAATATTCCTCACCTTCATATATAAACTCTCCACAATCAATACAAGTATCAACTATCTTTGCAGTAGGAGCTTCATATCGGTAGTCATAACAACAATCTGGTATATTATCCATTACTTATCACTCTCCTCAAATAATTTATCCGTGTAGTCCTTACGCATTTTTAAGGTATTTAATATATCCTCTTCCAAGGTCCCCTTAGTTACTAGATAGTAATAAAAACATGTTCTAGTTTGCCCTATTCTGTGAGTTCTTTTTTTACTCTGCTCAAATAACTCTGAAGCTAAAGGTAAACTGTAATAAATAATCTTATTAGACTTTTGCAAATTAAGTCCCATAGCTCCAGCTTGGTATTGAACTAATGTTACTGAATTATCTTTAGTCTCATATTTTTTTAAATCTTTACTCTTACCATTAATAACTGAAATTGGTTTATCTAGCTTTTTACATAACATCTTAACTTGGTTTAATTCTTCAGTAAAGTTATAAAATATAATCACTCTATCTTCAGTACTTTCTAGTAAATCTTTAAGGGCATCTAACTTATTTTTATTATATTGACTTGCTAACTGCCTTAAATAGAGCATTTTAGTAAGTGAAGTATCCCCAACAAGCTCTTTATCTCCTATAACAATTACTCTATCTTTTTTAAATCTCTTATACTCTTTAGTGTTATCAACTACTACTGTATTTTCTATCTGCTCTGGAAGGTCAAATACATCTTCAGTTTTCATAAATATGCTTCCATATTCTCTTAGTTTTTCTTTAAGCCTGTCCACATTCTTATATCCAGTTACCTTAGGTATTTTGAAATTACCCATATCTATATTGATATAATTTACATAAGTATCCCAAAATAACTTCTTACTTATATTCCAACCTAAAAGTTTACATTGTGTGTGAAGTTCTTCATACTTACCTCCTACAGGAGTACCACTTAACAAAATCACATTTTCAGGTCTTAACTTAAGAATAAATTTGGTTCTATTAGAGCTAGGATTTTTTATACATGAGCTTTCATCCAACATTAATGTAAAATCCCTAAGTTGTAATAGTTCTGGTCTTCTCCAAACTAAGTCATAGTTTATAATTACTACGGACCCACTAGGTATATCTCTTGTTTTGCTATATATAAAGGTGTTATACTGTGGGTAGAATGTTTTCATGTGCTCATACCAATCTTGTAACTTTGATGTTTGGCAGATTATCAAATTTGCATTGGTATTGAGCTCTTTCATTTTTTCTGAACCAACGAATGTTTTTCCAAGTCCCATGTCTAAATAATAAGCGACTCTATTAAAATTCTTAGTTTCTTCTAGTGCTTTTACTTGATGCTGATATAACTTAATCTTTCTCACCTACTTTCTTATAGATCTACCTTTAACTGCAACTAATATTCCATTCTTATATGCTGCTACATATTCAAAGTTATTATTTAAATAATGTTTGTAAGTCGTCATCCTTTCTTCACCTCCTTCATATACATATAATGAATAAGTATTTTCTTTTTTATCTTAAAAAGCTTTTTTATAATAGGTCTTAGACCTCCTTATAAATTAATAACCTTTGAACTTTCAGCTAATATCTTGGAAACAATATCCTTTAGCATTTCATTTTCTTTCTTAAGTTGCTCAACTCGAGCTTCTAATCGTCTTCTCTCAAGTGGAGAAAACTTTTCTAACTTAGTTCCTTCAAGTTCAGCGATATATTCCTGAGAAAATCTAACACTAGGTATACCTTGTACAGATGTTATAATCCCCTCTCTTCTCCATTTATCTATTGCATTTTCACTGACCTGCCATCTTCCGGCTAAATCTTTTTTTGTTAAAAGCTTGTACATTTTCTTACATCACCTCATTTGAGAAAAATACTTCAACAACAGTATGGCCCAAAGCATCTGATATTTTTTCCATAACCTCTCGGCTTGGATTTGTCCTATGGCAGTTTTCTAGATTTGAGATATAACTTGGAGTTAGTCCTGTAATCTCAGCCATCTTGTATATTGTTAAGCCTACTTGAGTTCTAATAACTTTTATTTTATTCATTGTTTTCACCTCCTTATGTCCTGTGAGAATATAATATCATGTACTGATAGAATATACCAACCTTCATGTTCTCATAGGAAACGATTATGCAAATTTATCATATTCTCACAGAATATACCTTTAATTTTCTTTAATTTCCTATTGACTTTATATTCTGGTAGCATATAATATATTCTATAAGAATATATTATTAAGTTAAAGGAGCGATAACTATGTTCGGTGAGAACATTAAAAAGATTAGAGAATCTAAGGGACTCGGCTTAAACGAGTTAGCCAGATTAGCTGGAGTTAATGCCAGTTATCTAAGTGCATTAGAAAGAGGAGAAAAAGAAAATCCAACAGTTACTACTTTAAAAAAAATAGCTGATGCTTTAGAAGTTACTATTGATGAATTAATGAAAGAAGAATCTAACATAACTTATGAGACTTTAAATGAGTGGGATAAAAAATACTCAACTATAAAGGAGGAATGCGAACTATATACTACAGGAGAATTTAAAACAGCTGAAGCAGCTATGCAATTTATATTAAAACAACCATCAATTATGGGGTTTGGTGGTTTTGATACAAATAAGATGAGTGATGATGATATCATTGAATTTGCAAATGATTTATTAGGGGTATTAAAAACTTTAGGTTCAAAATATAACAAATAATTATTAATTAAATATAAAGGTATTATGGGGGATTTTATGAGACAGGAAGAAATTATACGATTGGCACAATCAACTAAAGAAAGATTTAACACTATAGATACATTTAAAATTTGTAAAGAACTTGATATTTCTATAAGTTTTACTAAACTGAAACCAAATATTTATCCAGCATATATTCTAAGGATTGGAAAAACTCCTGCTATTGTTTTAAATGAAAATTTTACATTAACATCTCAAAAGGTATTGTGTGCGCATGAATTAGGTCACGCTTTAATGCATAAGGATAAAATAATGAATCAATTTAATGATAATCATAACGGGATATATGAGTATGAGGCTAATTTATTTGCAGTGGCCTTACTATTTAACCAAGAAGATCTTTGCGTTGATATTTGTAAAATGGATAATTGTTTATTAAAAAGTCTGCTAAATAATAATATACATCTAAGAAAATAGATAAATGTAGATGTATGAAAAACGGGGTGATGAATTGCAATATTCTACACTTATAAGAAAAAAAGATAAAGGTTATCAATATATAATTACTTATAAGGTAGGTGACAAGTGGAAAACTAAAAGTAAACAAGGGTTTAAGAAAAAACAAGATGCTCAGACAGCTATGGATAAAGCTTTAATAGAGCTTAAAAAAGTTGTTAAAAATAGAATTGACCCTTCTATGACTGGAATAACTTTTAAACAGTTTTCAGAAATGTATTTAGAACACCTGAGTTTGTATAGAACAACAAATACTATATTATCTCTTAAAACTGTTTTAAACCATTTTAAAGAGTTTAATGATAAAGAGATGGGTAAAATATCTAATGTTGATATACAAAGAGTTATAGACGGTTTGACACGTAAAGAATTGAGCCCTAATACTATCCGAGATTATTTGCTAAAATTAAATACTATTTTTAAATCTGCTATGGAAGAATATAATATAATAACTAGTTTACCAACTAAAAATCTTAAAATTAATAAAGATAAAAAATCTACTAATAAGAGAGCTTTAAACAAGAAAGAATTAGAAAATTTACTAGATGATTTTAAAAACAGTAAGTATTATTTATTATTGTTAATTGCCTCTACTTGCGGACTAAGACTTGGAGAAGTATTAGGGCTTACCTGGGACAACATAGATGAAATAAATTGTATCTTAACTGTAGATAAGCAATGGAAACAAGTTTCTCCTACAGAATATAATTTCGGTACTTTAAAAAGTAAAAATTCAAACAGACAAATACCTATTCCATCAAAAACGCTAAACGTGTTGAAAAATAGTAAAAAAGTTGTTAATATTGATAATAGAATTTTAAATTTCAAAAATACAGACTCGGTAAGCATTTGTATCAATAGACTGTTAAAAAGAAAGGGGTATGATATAACTATACATGAGTTAAGACATACTTACGCAACTAATTTAATAAGTAATGGTATAGACTTTAAAACTGCTGCTAAGCTTCTCGGCCACACAGTAGAGCAAACTATGCGAACATACTCTCATGTGACTGACGATATGTTGAGTCGAGCAACTAGTATTATTGAAAATATATTTTAAATTAGTTTTTGACGAAACTTTTGACGATTTAGAATTGAACCTTGATTTTTCAAGGGTTATAAGGTATATTTAGCATACAATAGCAATATTGTAAATAACATATAATTATGTATATTTGGAGGGCACTTATGGAAGGAAAAAAAGAAAATATATTAATTTCTAAAGAAGAAATCGAAAAAAAAGTTGCAGAATTAGGTTCTAGAATTTCTAAAGAATATGAAGGCAAAAATTTATATGTTTTATCTCTATTAAGAGGAAGCTTTATCTTTGCTGCGGATTTAGTAAGACATATTACTGTTCCTACAAAAATAGGATTTATGACTACTTCAAGCTATGGTCATTCTGAAACTTCTACAGGAAGTGTAAAAATTGTTAACGATATTCCAGACAATATCGAAGGCTTTGATGTTTTAATTGTAGATGATATAGTTGATACAGGAATTACTATGGATTTTGTAGTTAATCATGTTAAATCCTTAGGTGCCTCTTCTGTTAACTGCTGTGTACTTTTAGATAAACCAGAGAGAAGAAAAGTAGATATTACTCCTAATTATTGTTGTTTCCAAATCCCAGACGTATTTGTTGTAGGATATGGACTTAATTATGGAGACTACTACAGAAATGTTCCATACATATTTAATTGGGAAGAGAAATAA